TGTGTAAATATACACAATATATTTTATAATAAATGGTAAATAACAAGGAGAAAAAATTTGCCAATTAATAATAACTTAGAACCTGTATTGTTGCCTATGGATCTTAAATTTGGACAAGATCCTGTAACTAATTACATTAATAACTTAGAGTCACTCAACATTGAAGTTGTAGATGCGCCTACGCAAGAACAAGCACAAAAAATTGCTTGGAATATGACTAAGGCAACTTGGGCAGATTCACCTAGCGAAACTAGATTTGAGAATGCTTCTTTCAAAGAAGCTTCAAGTAATTTGCAAGATGTTTTAAACTTTAGAGCGTTACCTACACCTATGGAGTGTTTAGGTTTTACATTTAAGATAAGTGGTATTGATACACAGACTGTTACACATCTTATTCGACATAGAGCTGGATCATTTGCTGCACAATGCACAGGCGACAGAGACCTTCGAAATGACAACATTTTAGTTCCTGAATCTGTTGAAAATTCAGACTTCCACAAGCGTTTTGTTGAAGTAGCTGCAGCAGCAAAGCAACTCTATTCAGATATGGTTGATTCACGTGTAGTTTCTTTAATGGACGCTAGAGTTATTCTTCCTAAGTCTCTTGAAACATTTTATATTGCTAGGTTTAATCTTAAAGATTTGATTGGATTTATTAAACAGCGTCAAGATATGCAAATCCAGCCTGAAGTGGATAATATTATGGCTACACGTATTGCGAGATTAGTTGTTGAAAGAATTCCCGAGGTTGCTTCCTGTTTAGACTTTAACAAACCTGATATGCATTATGTGAGAACTTTTAGAGTTGAACAACCTGATGGCACATTTACGTCCAAAGGAACAAATCTTTATCATCCTGAGACTAAGAACGATTTGTTTGAATTTAACGAAAACGATTCGATCTATCAATGTCGTCGTGAAGAGATTAACGGGAATAAATCTGGTGAGGAAAAGATATTTACAAGAATGTGGAATGAAGACGTTGAATTTATCAATTCAGTAAAAGATCAAATTTAAAGTAGAATTTTAGTTTTAAAACGATTAAAGAAAGAATGTTATTATGGAAAAGATTATTGAGAAGAAGATTTATTTAGCTAGCGGTTGGTTTAATGATGTGCAAGAGAAAGAATTGACGCATCTAGAAAATATTTTTTATGAAAGAAAAGATTATTTTAAGTTAGCTTCGCCAAGAAGGATTTTTATTTGTCCACCTAACGCCTCAAAAGAGGTTCAAGATGCTACGTTTAAAGGGAATTTACATCATATTAAAACAGCAGATTTTTTACTTGTTAATACACGTGACAAGGATATCGGGACTATTTGGGAAACTGGTTATGCATATGCATTTGATAAGCCTATTATTTATTTTTGTGCAGGCTTGCCTAAAGGCGCTAAGTTTAATCTAATGTTAGCAAGAAGTGGTATCAAAGTTTGCACTTCTTATAATGAATTAGAAGATTATCTTGATAGAGTCATTGAAAAAGGTGAACTTATAGAAGAGCCATACACAGATGCAATCGAATGACACAGAAAAATTTTGGTCATTTAAAGATACAAAAACGCATAAAAGTGTTACATATATAAGTAATGTTAACGTAGTAAGGACTTTTTTGTTTAACAGAAGCTTTCTTGTTAGAATAAAGCTGGAAAAAGAAACAAAATACGTTATACCATACAAATACACATCAGTAAAATGGCCTAATGGTTTCTATACGGGCATAAGTGATAATTTATTAGTAATGTTTACTGATGACGAAATAAAGGATGTAGTGAACTAAAATGAATTTAAAATATGAAAAAATATTTAAAAACTGGTCTTTTCATAATATTATTGCTCATCCTTTAATGCAATTCTTACAGTGGGCAGGAAAGAATGATTTGGCAAACAAAGTTCACGATTCTACTTTGCCTGAGAGCGTTGAAGAAGAACCACCTGCAGCTAATACAGAATTAGATGATCCTGAAGCTTATAGAATTTTAAAAGATTGAGTAATAAGGCTGAAAATAATATTGGTTTAAACATTAACGTTGGCCATGTTATAAACTACAATTTTTTATATTCAAATGAAGAAGAAAAAATAGGATTAGTTATAGACATAAAAAAAGATAGAAACTTTTATGCTATGATTTACGTTCTATCAAACAATGAAATAGATGTTATACCTTATAATATAATAACGTATAAAGTAATTTGAAAATGTTTTTTAAGATAAACAACAGTTTTTTCTTGGATGAAGAAGATATTGGTAATCTTGTATGTGTAAAAATTCATCAACATTACTATAATTCAATAGATATATATGATAATTGTTTAGTGATTGACGCCATTTATACAGATAGCAATATTAGGCCGAGTCAAATAGTATTTTTAAAAGAATCCGGTTTTATATTGAAACTTAATATGAATTATAATTCAAGTATAGAAGTTAAAAATTTATCTAGTATAAAAGAATTGAAAAGCAAAAATGATAAAAATAGGTTCTTTGATAAATATGAAAGACATTACAACAGACAAAGAAATCAATAATGTCATTGTCTTGAATAAAAAAAAGACGTATTCTAATGCGATTAGAGACTATTATGTTTATGAATTGTTATATGACAACGTAGTTTATAAAAACGTTGATATGACGAAGTATAAGGTGATATAAAAATGGAAAAGTATAGTTCATATAAGAGTGGTTTAAAAATAGGTGACTACGTTCATTACGAATACAATTGTATTTTTACAGCTTTTGTTGAGAGAAGTTTGATTTTAGATAGAAAACATCTTTTTACAAAAGAGACTAGATGGGGAGAACGAAGTTTTTTTGAATATTCTGTATACAACAACGGGAACGTAAAAAAAATAAGAACACAAGATATGAGAATTATAAATTGTGAAAGGACAAGCTAAAATGAGAATTGCAATAACAGGTGAAAAAGGTTTTATCGCTAGCAACTTATCAAATAAAATTAATAAATTTAGTCATGAATTTGTATCATTAGATGAAAGCAAATATTCAGAAGGCTATGAAACTACTGAGAGTGGTGAAGTATGTGTATATAGTAATAGCATTGAAAAATGGTCGCAGCTTCTTTCAGACTTAGATGTTGATGTTATTATACATAATGCTGCTGTTGTAGGAACTGATGTTGTTGCGTTAAACCCGGAGCATGCAATATCAACTAATGTGTTAGGAACTCACATTATAACTGAGGCAGCTAATAATACAAATACAAAGATTGTGTATATAGGGACAACAGTCATATATGATACATATCTTTATCAAGAAAATGAAATCTATGAAAACAGCACGATATATCCTCGAACAAATTATGCTGTTCAAAAGTATTCTGGAGAAATGACTGTTAAGAATAACGCAAAAAGCTGGTTAGTAGTTAGACCGTTATTTGCATACGGTGGTGAAGGAGATATGAACTCTCTTATATCAAAGTCTCTATTCTGTATACATAATAATATAAATAATTTAGATATGTTTTTAAATCCTGGAAAGATAAAGGATTATATGCATGTTGAAGATTTTTGCAGCAGTGTTATGGACTTAATCGTAAATGATATTAGTTATGAAGATTTCAACATTACAGCAGAGAATCCTCATAACACATTAGAAATAGTTAGTCTAATTGAAGAAGTGACTGGTAAAAGTTTAGAGTCAGTTATTAAGTGGCACCCAGAAACAGATTACTTAGGGAACCATAGATTAAGTAACGATAAATTTCTAGACGTTATAGGCAAAAGTAGATCTAGAAGTCTTAAGGAAGGAATAAGACAATCTTGGGAGTCAATAAAAGAAATGGATAAACTTAATAAGTTTAATCCACTTAAACATTTAACAGAAGCAAAAGATAAAAACATCGATTTAAAGATGTTTTTCCCTAAGTGAATTAGACTCAACCTGTAAACTAGTCGCATTGTTAGATACTTACTCTTAAAGGAGTAAGTTATGCCTAGAAAAAGTACACAAGTAACGTTGATATGCACAAATTGTGCTTGCGAATATAAAAAACTTGCATCAAGAGCAGAAAAATCAAAGTTCTGTTCTAAGTTATGTAAAGATAAAAAGTCAATACAATATAAGATTGAAAAATGTGTTAGCTGTCAAGAGGAGTTTAAATCTAAAAGAGGAAAGAAATATTGTTCTAGAGACTGTTATATCAAAGAGCACAAGCATGAAAGAATGGATTTGACTTGTGACTATTGTGGTGACACTTATCAGAAACCTGTCGGTAAGCCTACAAAATATTGTGGTAAACAATGTCAGTATAAGGCTCAAAGCAGCGGTTTACATGAAATACCTTCAAATGGTAGGTTAGGTTTTAGATATGATTTGCCGAGCAATTACTTTTTTAAGTCATCTTTAGAGGCAGACTATGCGAGATGGTGTGAAGCTACAAAAAAACCTTATGTTTATGAGCATAAAACATTTACAGTTCAATATGATGGAAGAGACAAGCAATATACTCCGGACTTTTATCATCCCGATGAGGATAGATATGTAGAGTTAAAAGCAATAAGAAGAGATAGGAAGTTTAATTCTAATCTTCTAGCTGCAGATATTTTAAAGCAGCAAGGGCTTAATATCGACGTGTTATTAATGCATGAATTTTATAAAATAATAAAACAAAGCGGGCATTATTGGACAGTTGACAATATAGAAAACAAAAATTATCATGGAACAAGAAGACTTATATATCTCAAGAAAACACAGTAAAGGATTTGCGGCGTTAACTATAGTTTTGTTGGCTGCAGTCTTATCTATACTGTCATACACAGTAATACAATACGGGAGAATCTCTCTTAATGTCATTGAAGAAAAACAAAGTTTAGATTCGTGCAGTGTAGGAGTAGGAAGAAGTATAATCAGCACAAACGATATTGAAAGTATTTGTTCTAGTGATTTTCTGAATAGCTGTAGTGGTCTTTTGAACATGCCTGTGCCGAACATGAGTTGTGTTGACGAAGGATTAGAGTGTGATGGTGTAGGTATATGTGAAAGAGTTTTTACTATATCATCTACGTACAATCCTGGTCGTGGAGAAGTTTCCAAGGATGTTATAGTTAAAGTCAAGGAAGAAGAGCATGATGTGAGTATTGTAGACGCTGCTGTAATAATGTTACTTGACTTTAGCGGTTCTATGAATGGAAATAGAATTACACAGTTAAAAGACACAGTAAGGTCATTTATAGATTCTGATTATAATCTAAGTTACTCTGTTATTCTTTATAATAGCGACATTATAACAACATCAAATATTGGAAAAGGTCAGCAACACAAGCAATCTATACACACTATGATTAACAGCAATAATCCTGGCGGTGGGACAAATTTTGTAAAGCCTTTGAACGAAGCATTAAATCAAATACAAACTAGCAATTACGAAGTATACTACATACTTTTGATAAGTGACGGCTCACCAAACGAAGGTATAGACTCTTCGCAAAACTTTGTTCAAAATAACGTATTAAACTTGAACAATGATGCATGTTTATTTACTACATCACAAAATCCTTGTATCACAGTATATACTTTGGGTGTTGACAACGCAAACCAGAGTGCTTTGCAAAGTATAAGTGGAAATACTCTTAGTCAAAATCCAGAAGAGTATAGTTACGCAGTCAATGCTAATCAAGTGCAATTAGCATTTCAAGCTATTATAGAAGAGATAATGTGTAGAATAGGACCGGTTTTAGCTGAGTTACCTATTAACGTATTTAATGGTTTAGACTTGTTAGATGAAAACATTGATTATGTATACAATGAAGATACAAAAGTGTTTAAGTTTTATGATGTTGATCCATTTTATATCTGTACTGAAATGTTGAATGATAGCGCACAATTAACTTTAAGATGGGGAGACGTGAATTTAAATGTTAGCGAGTAATGAAAACAAACAAGAAGAGATACGATTTGTATCACAGTTAAACAAAGGTGATATTATCAATGTATTTTATCACGGAATGTGTATTAAAGAAAACTGCTTAATTGTAGAGACTATTCAAGATCACTACTTTACAAAAGGTTTAATAATTTATTTAAACGGTACTTCTCGAGAGACAATGGATCTTGAAAACCAAGACGGTCTTTGGGTCAAGAAAGTATTAAGTTAATATAATCTACTAAGACTGTTTTGTTTTCAATAATACAATCCTTTGTAATATTAATATATGCACAGAAATGTTAAACAATAACAGTAATATAACATTGAGATGGGGTAATCCAAGATTTGAAGTATTGGATTAATTTATTTTTATTTTCTCACATTGATTATTAATTTTGTTCTGTTTTTATTAATTCTGACATTTGTTTCCTTTTTAAAAACTATATACTTCTTTAAAAGTTTTTCCTATTATTATTTTATGACTTAAATCTAAATTATTTGTTGCAACATCACCATCAGATATCATGTTTTTTACTTTCATAACTTTTTCTAACTCATTCAAAGGTTTTTTTATCATTTTAATTGAGGGTGAAGTTCTCATAGTGTCTAAGAAATAGTTAAACCATTGACTATCATTTAAATCAATAATACTATTTAAATTATGTTTACTTCCATAATTTGAATCAGGCCTAGAGCCATCGTCCAAAGGAATTGTATTATTTAATACTTCAACTGTTTCACCTTCAAGACTATTAGTGATGCTTTTTATTATACTTCTTAATTCTCCGCTTTTACAAGATCTTGCAAAAAGATCAACAATACTTTTATGTTTATACAGAAGACTGTATATATTGTATGTTACATGAAAATCAGAATACACTATCCCAGATCCCATACCACCTTTTATAAGATCAGGTTCAATAAGTTTTATAAACACATCTGGATCAACATTCTTGTAGCTGCTAAACATTTTTTTTACATAATGATGTGACTTACCTATCTTGTTAGTCCAGTTATCTTGTTCTTGTTTTGACAAAACAATATCTTTATGATGAACGTTGGTCAAAATAAAATTTGATACTTTAGCGGGCATTTTTCTTTTCGAATTTGTGTAATATCTCAACAATGATAGAATAAATTTTTTAATGTCACTAATACTAAGACTGTTTTTAATTCTAGAAAGAAAATGATCTCTAGTTATACTCTCAATAAATTCTGTAAGCTTTCGTGATGTTATATAATAGTTTTCAATATCATGTAAGTTTCTTTTAAAAATAGCTTCAGCACTTTTTCCTCCTGAATTAAATTTATCATTAATAAATTTTTCTAATTCTTTGTTTAAAGTAAAATCTTTAATATAATCTTTATAGACAATAATACACTCATCTTGCTGTCCAGCTATATGCCCATCATAATACCCACTTTTATCTTCCGCATACTCTTTACTGAAGATAAATTCTAAACAAAATTCAACTATCTCATTTGATAACTTTATTTTTTTTGTTGCGAAGCTTAAAATTAAATTATGTAATACTTCTTTAGAAGTAATATTATTGTTTCCTGATGTTTTGAATTTTTTAACAATATTTAAAAACATCATATTTAAAGTGTTAACGCTCGTAGGAATTTCTTTATTAGGGAAATTAAGAATTGAAGTAAAGTAAATATTATTTTCAACAAAGTAGCTCTCTATTTTGTCTTTAATTAATTCAGTTTCCGTTTCATAAAAAGCTAAGACTTTAAAAATATCTCTTGAATCAAACAAGCTTTTCACGGACACATCTGTTGGATCGAATTTTTTTATTTCGCTATCTTTACTTTTCGTTAACTCTGATTTATCTGAATTTTCTTCAGCAATGTCATTCATTGTTTCAAAGTCTAATTTATTTCTTGCAGTGCCTCCAACAAAATCATTTATGCTGTCATACCAATCAACTATATTGCTTTTGTTTTTATCAAGCCTTCCTAACCCTATTAGTTTTGAATCATACTTAGGATAAAAAGAAACACATACAGGGCCATCACCTCTACCATACAAAATAACACCATCATACAAGCCACTCACGTTTTCTTTTCCAAAATAACGTATTATGCTTTGACTAATGTCAGCAGTAAATGTTTTATTCTCACGACTTTCTTTGCTGTTTATGTTTGCTGACATTTTAAATTCATTATATTCTAATGAATTTAAAAGTTTTTTTAATTTTTCTATCTTTTCTGGATCTTTCTGATTTAAAGAATAGCATTTAATTATCTGGTCTTTTATTTTCCAATTTTCACCGTGAACTTTTTTTGCCAAATCTTCAGCACAAATCAAGAATTTGCTAATATCTATTTCAAAAGCAAGACAGATATCACCGTAAGTTTTAGCAATTTCAGGATTAAATGTATAACAAGTGTAAAGACCTTTACCGTGATAGTCTCCACCACCTGCTGTAAATCCACTAGTATTAGTATAAGGATCATCTATCATGTTCATTATTATAAATTCTTCAAGATCTGATTTTGTTGTTTTTTGAACTCTGTTTATATTTTTTAAATTTTTAACAATCTTATCTGATCTAGTGTCTGTTGGATATATAGTAGTTATTTGACCTACATTAGCTGGGTTGCTTAACATTCTTGAAGCTTCTAAATCATGAGTAGCCCATGATCTATGACTAGTCAAATGATAACAAATTAATTTATTTCCTTCTATGTTTACTTCATTTGGATTTAATTCAGATACTTTAGCTTCTGTCAACATCCATCTTATATTATTTCTCATTTAGTATTCAACCTTATAAAAACTTTTAAGTGTAATTTAGTAATAAATATTAGTATTATTATATAAAATACAATAAAAATATAACAAAAAGGTAAAATCATATGAATCACTTTGGTTATGCATGTATCAATATGTCGCTAAGAGAAAAAGGTATTTTTAATTCACACACAATGCGAAAGAAAAAGCGCTTAAAAAATATTTATATGACTTTGGTCAATGAGTGTAAATATAAATATAATGTTGTTATAATAAATAAAAACAAGAAAGGTATATAATTTGTCTATTGACTTTTATTTAAAGACTGTGCTTTGACTTAAACTCTTCTAAAGTTAATATACTTTCAATATTAATATTTGATGTATCACCTGCGTATGCTAAGGCAGGTGATTCTTTTAATATTTCTTTGTTTAAGTTTAAAGTTTTTTCTTTAATTCCTTTAGTTAATAAAGCATTTATAATTTGGAATTCAAAATTCCCCGGACCAAAACCTTGAATACCTTTTCCATGTTCGTCAAAAATAGAGCCCGGGAAAACTCCAGCGTGTTCTATCCTAGTTTGTTTATCTTTAAACAGACTTATGGGCATATTATTATTAAATGGTGAACTTACATTAACAACTACATTGTTATCTAAAAACGTACCGTGACTTGTTAGCTTTCTATCTTTTTTATTCCACGATCTTGCATTTAATACAGTATATTCTATAGGTGGATCCATTAATTCATCACTCCCCCCTGACGTTATAATTTTCGCTCCTTTATTTAGTTCCTTAAATAAAGGAGCGACAAGATCCCATATTAAATAGTCTTTCACACCTAAAAGATTTTCAAGGTCAGGTATTAACCCCTCAATTGAATCTAACGTTACAGTTATAATTCTTGCATTTTCATTGGTTTTGGCAGTAAAATAGCTTGTCGTTGTCCACGCACGCCAAGCTTTTGAGATATCCGGGTAAAGCCAGAATGCTTTTATTCCGTACAAACCTGAAGTATAGTGTTCTCTAGTAACGCCATTTTTAAATTTTTCTTCGATAGAAATATTTTCATCATTTTGAAAAGTATAGAAAGTCATATTTTCTACGCCTTCATTGATAAATCTCCTCCATCTTTCAACAATTAACTGGGTATCTTTTCTTTTGATCATTTTTTTCTTGCCAATCTTTATGTGTAAATATAAATATAATGTTGATATAATAAATAAAAACAAGAAAGGTATAAAATTTGTCTATTGATTTAATAACTCCACCAGACAGGTTTGTTTCTCTTCATTCTCACTCAACTTTTAGCACTTTTGATGGATTAGGATACCCATCAGATCATATAGACTTTGTACTTTCTGAATCACAAGGTATGGATGCTTGGGCGCTAACAGATCACGGCAATGGTAACGGTCTTGCTCACGCACACTCACACGCTGTCAAAATGCAAAAGGCTGGGAAAAAGTTTAGACAAATCTACGGAGTCGAATTCTATTTTGTTCCCTCACTAGATCAATGGACTGAAGATTATTCTGCACATCGACAAGCTATTAAAGATGCAAAAACAGCAGCAGCTGCTGAAAAGAAAAGTAAAGAAAAAATCATCATTGATGCTGATGATGAAAGCGGTGGTCTTGTTATAGAGGATGAAGATGAATCCAAAAAGATTGATATTCTTAAAGACGAATGGAAACGTCGCTATCACTTAGTCGTCACAGCAAGAAATAGAAAAGGCCTTAATAACCTATTTGTTTTAGTAAAGAAGTCTTACAAAGATGGATTTTATCGATACCCACGTATTGACTTTAAAATGCTTAAAGAACACGGCGAAGGCTTACACGTAAATTCTGCATGTTTAGGTGGGATTTTTAGCAATAGAATACTCCGCGGCGTTGCACATGATAAGTCACGTGATGAAATCCAAAAAGATCTTTTAAATCTTACAGACAGATTTACAGACGCAGTTGGTATTGAAAACTTCAAACTAGAACTACAGTTCAACAAGTTAAACAAACAACACGTTGTTAATGACTACCTTATAGAACATCATAAACTAACTGGTATTCCTCTCATCTCAACAGCAGATTCTCATTACCCGAGCAACGATAAATGGCAAGCAAGAGAGTTATATAAGAAACTTGGCTGGCTTGGTAAGAAAGATAACTTAACTCTTCCAGCATTTGAAGATCTTAAATGTGAGTTGTATCCAAAAAATGCACAACAAATGTGGGATGAGTTCCTTGAAGGGTACAAAGAACACGACTTCTATAAAGGGAACGAGCTGCTCGTTAAAGAGTCAATAGAAAGAACACACGACATTGTCTGGAATGACTTTGAAGATACTTGGATTGATGTAAGTGCAAAGCTTCCAACAATAACAATACCTAACAAGACACCCTTTAAACACCTATCAGACTTGGTTAAAAACTCTCTCGTTACTGAAGGGTTACATACTAATAAAGAGTACGTAGATAGAGCTAAATATGAATTGTCTGATATTAAGTATCTTGGACACGAAGCTTACTTTATTACAATGTATGAGATCTTTAAAAAAGCTGAAACAAAGACATTATTTGGAGCTGGAAGAGGCTCAGGTGCGGGGAGTTTAGTTAACTACTTGTTAGGCATTACACAACTCGATCCAATTCCTTATAACTTACTTTGGAGTAGATTTTTAGGCAGACATAGATGTCTAGACGAAGATACTTACGTTATATCTGAATGTGGTAAAAAGAAGATTAAAGATGTTAGTGAAGGCGAAAAAGTACTAACGCATACAGGTCAGTATAGAAAAATTATTGATAAGGCTGTAACACAACATGATATGGCTGTTGAAATAAAATTTAATGGTCGTAAAATTATTTGCTCACCTAATCATCGTTGGATTGTTAATCGTAATGGTAACGAAGTAGAAACAATGGCATGCCATTTACAAAAAGGTGACAAACTAATTCGATTAGACAGAGATAAATAAAGGAATAAAATGAAAGACAATAATCTATACGAGATTGAGGAAATCAACTTTGTACATTACGATCAAGATATGATTGATATTGAAGTAGAAGGCGATCACACTTTCTACGTTTCAGAAGACCCCATGAATGAATTTATCTTGACACATAATACAAGCTGGCCGGATATCGACACAGATGCTGGAGACCGAGATGAGCTGATCAACGCAGCAAAAGAGTTATATGGCGACGACGCTGTTATTCCAGTATCAAACTTTAACACTCTTAAACTTAAATCACTTGTTAAAGACATTGCAAAGTTTTATGATATCCCGTTTGACGAAGTCAATAAGGTAACTGGTCCGCTTCAAGATCAAGTTATGCAAAAAGCAATGGATAAAAATCAAGAAAAGTCTGTATTTGTCCTTAAACATGAAGACTGCATGAAATACTCTCCTGAGTATAATGAATTTATGACAACTTATCCGGAAGTTGCTGAGCATGTTGAAACGTTGTTTATGCAAAACAGGGCTATTGGACGACATGCGGGAGGCGTGATAATAGCTGATGCAGATGCACTTGCAGAGTCAATGCCGATTGTTGGTGTTCGTGGAGCACTACAAACACCGTGGACTG